TTATAGGTGAACTGCGTTTCTGATATTCGACCACCTTGCGCATCAACAAATACCCACATAAGTACACCATCAATGTCTTTCTCATTGTCAATAGATGCGTTATTTCCAAAGATATAATGCTTAACTTGTAAGTGATTCTCTTGGAATGCTTTTAAGTGGTCTATTATCTGATTTAAGGTCATGTTTTTCTAAGTATATTTTTAACTTTTCAAGGTTCTTTTTTCCCGTACCCCTTAGCTTATCAGTATTTCTTGCTTCTTCTGAATGGTTCATCATAGGTAAGTAGATTTGTATTTTTCTTTCCACGTACACCCCCTAAAAATATAGCGGTTGTGTAGTTGTTTTGATTCGGTACTATTGTATCAACTCCGTCACCAGGATTCAAAAACAATGGGTAGTCATCTGAATATTCACAAAGATACTTAGTGCATTGTTCGGCATACCACTCGGCACGATTACGGTAATGGTTTTCAGTTTCCGCAATAGTCTTTTCAGATATTGGATTTGATACCTCTGTTCTTTTTTGCTCAACCCCCACATTCATATAACGCAATGAAATCGGTCTGATTATTTCTGCCATTATCCAATAACGCATTGCAGGTTGTAAGTAGTCATTTAACAAGGTCGTATTCAAGTTAGTCAGCGTTGATGCTGATACTTGTGTTTTAATTTGTAAGTAAATACCCGTACCTATGATGTTTTGCACGAATATGTCTTGACAAGCTAATATAGATTGCCTAATTAATTTTTCATCTACATTACCATGTACGGGTGTAGCTTCCTTAAATTCGTCTGGTGATATTAACAGTACTTGTGGCATGATTTTAACGCTTTGATTTAACTACTACTTGACGCCAAATATGTCGGCAAAATGGCACACTTACATCCGTTCCTTTTCTTCTATACCATCCACCTCGTGCCATCCATACATTTGTTATATATGGCAAGAAACTAACTTCCATGTCATTTCTCATGCCTTCTATTTCTTCTTTGGTGTATAGCTTATTTGATGCAACCAACTCACGGCAGAATTGCCTTGTCTTTTGAATTACCAAAGGTTGACCACTCATGTCATTTCTAATACCGTATTGATATTTAACTAATAGTACTTCATCAGGGTTAGGTAGCTTCATGATTAAAGGCAATGCAGACTGTGTGACATTCATATTACCGTTATCTGCCCTAACTATCATCTTCTTATTAATCAACGCTTGTACGGCACTTTCTATCGTTGCCACATCGACTTTCATCACCTTTGCTACTTCGGCTATGGTTATGCCTTTGTTAGCACGAACAATCTTAGCTATCTCCGCTAATTGCTTTTCGGTTGGGTCAGCAAATTCAAAGTCATTTTCATTGATTTCAAACTTCACACTTTCGTTATCTGCATTAACTTGAAAGTCACCAACTATCTCGTAATCATCTGCCTTGACACCTTTGTTTTTGAAGTAGTTTAAAATGGCATCATCAAATTGCTCTTCAAACTTTATACTTAATTGAGTTTCTTCGGTTGTGTTTTGCTCATCACTTGGCGAAATTCCATACACTTCTGATACTCTTTCCTTCAATTTCTCACGGTCAAATAGACTTATCATTGTGACTGGGTCTATAACTGGCAATTCAGTTGTAATAGGTCTTAATTCTTCAACTGATATTGGTCTGCCTAAACCTTTGTAATCAAACACATCATTGACTACATTTAATAAGATTCTCTGTCTTCCTTGTATGTAGGTTTCTTTGAATAGTTCGTAAGCATTTAACATCTCTGTTCTGCCACCTAATTGACCTTCTGTTTTTACACCGAATAACATTGGTGATGTTACCTTATGACCAATGAAGATTGAATCTGTCACACGCTTTTCAAGTTGTGCAAATCTATCGGGCAAGTCGTTGCCCATTAAGTTCAATATCTCCGCACCTGATGTATCTTTTGAATCAGCAAAGTTGATTAGGATTCTATTACCATTTGAACTTCCTGCTGCCTTGTCATATATCTGTTGTTCAATAGCGTTCTTTTGCTCTTCTTCGGGTGGCATTCCGTTGTAAAGATTTATCATCGTACCACCTGCAAAACCGTTTACAATCGTGTTCAAATCAAAATTACTTATCTCTATTTGCGTTCTGATTTGTTGTAAAGCACCGATGTAGTCAGGTAATGGATATTCTTTCATGTTTGGTCGGTATTCACGGTGATAAATTACCGACCTGCTTTGTGTTTTGTTAGGATTGAATAAAGGAAGTAAAGTTGTTTTGGGTCTGAAATTACGGTTGTAAGTAAAGTCATCCATTCCCCATTGAAGATTCAACCACTCATCAGAATACATCACGTTGTTACGGTCATCTATTGGTACTCTCAACCGACCAAAGTCCATGTGATATACTTCGCTTATCTTGCCGTTTTTATCGTTTAAAACCTCTATTGCAAATCCATTGTAAATCTCATAATCTGCTGCTATCTTTTTAAAGATGTCATTCCATGTTTCGTATGGATTTGGTGAAAAGACAAATGCTTCAACCATTGCTCTTTTAAGCGTGTTCATGTCGTTTGGTACTGTCAGTCCACGACCAACAATATAGTTTACCTTGCCCGTTACAATAGCGTTATGAACGCTGCTACCATTAAATAGGTCAACCAAGTAAAATGGGAATGCGTTATCTTCACCATACTCAACATATTTGCCCCTTTTGTTTTCAATGAAGTTAGGTGCATTGTATGCCGTGAAGTCTAAACTGTATAATCCGTTGCTAATCTGCTTCATAAATTACTGTTGTTGTTGTGTTAGAATGCTCTACATACGTTGCATCATCACCCTCTACACGCATTATTCCTTGCTCTATTAAATCATTAGGGTCTGTTGGAATGATTGTGTTTGCTGCTGCCTTCTGATAAACCTTATATATGTAATCACCTTTGAATGGAATAGTAGCAGTCACACCCTCTTCAAATTGAAATTTATTAAATCTTTCAGGGTATGCCGAAATGTCTGTCATCAACCATTTAACGATAGCTTGACCTGACTTGCCCGTTACTGTCATAAGGTAATACGGTGCAGCTATTGTGACCTTTTCGGTTAATGTCAATGCAAATGTGTTTACTACGCCCTTTTCTATGACTATCATATACCTATATATAAACTAACGGTCTTTTGTTTAAAACGAAAAAAGCCACCCCTTTCGGAATGGCTTCAATTCAAAAATAATTATGACAAATCGAAAAGAAAATGCTATAATGTAGTTACGCTAATAAGTGATGAAAAACCTGCATAGTTAACTTCGGGTGCTGCTTCTGGCTCTCCACCTTCAAAGTTAAGTTCATACCCATTTCTATCTCCATAGTCAGTACCCGAACCTGCTCTACTGTTGGCGAGTGTGATTCCGTTATCTTGACCTAATAGCCAATACTTATCATTTTGGTCTTTGACAATTACTGTCATGTTTGCTTTTGCGAGTAGCATAACCTCGTTACGCTTTGCTTGTTCCATTTTTGACAATGGAATTAAAGCAGTCTGTGCATAGAATACAGTTCCGTTTTGGTCGTTTACTGTAATGGCTTCATCCCACATACCAGTTTTTTTTCTTGGCACATATTTGAAGAAGGTAGCACCTGCTGCAATAGCAGTTACCATACCCGAACCATTCTGTGTAACTCCCAATCCCGTTGATGGGATATTGGCGATGTAAAATTCTTTAACACCGCCTGAATTATCCCTGCATCCTAAACTGACACCCGTTGTTAGTTCACACGCCATAATTAATCGAATGTAAATTCAACGATTTCTGATGGATAAGCGACTTGTACACCACGCTTGAATTTGATGCTATACTTGATGTTGTCATCATCCATAGAATACCACATTTTAAATTCTTCTTCTTCACCTTCAAGGTCAACACCTAAGAAGAAATTGTCAGCAACTCCTAAGAATGCACGACCCGTTGCATCTAATCCATGAACACCTACTACTTTTACATTCTTTCCTGGTACGTTTAATACGTAATCAGCATAAGCAGTTGCATCAAAGTTGAACAAGTTAGCAGCCATTAAACCGTTAACGTAAGTGTCAAACCAATCAGTACCAACGAACAATACCTTATTTGCTTTGGTTTTAATCTTAGCAGGTGCAGTATCACAAATGCCGTTGATGATAGCGATTGCATTTGTAGAAATAAATCCAGTTGCGGATGTTACGTTGCCCGTGTTGCCATCAAGTGCAGTACCAGCAGCATCAATGATTTTAATTAAACCATCGTACTTGCTCAAATACTCATTACCTGATACGGTATCACCTTGCCAATCCAAAACTTCAACGTGTTCTTTTACCAAAGATACAAGTTGGTCAGCAATAGATGCTTCAAATGTAAGGCTTTCGTTTTCTGCGTTTGAACCTTGCTTTAATAGAATTTGTGTCCATTTAGCACGAAGGTCTTTAGGACATAATGTGTCCTGATACTTAATAGCACCAACTGTGATGTTGCGTTGTGTGAATGTGGTAGTACCTGATGCAGCAAAACTACAAGCACTATCTGCTTGTGGTACTGCGGTAACTGCCAAAAGTTGCAATGCAGATGATGTCTTAATCCCCGTTTGTAATCCGCCAAAATATTCGGCAGAACGGTTTTCAAAATAACTACGAGCAATCAAGTCCTTGCTTGACTGGTCAATGTAGTTGGTTAATGTTCCTACTGAAAATCCCATGTTGTTTTTTATTTAAATGTTAGAGTTTGATTATTTTATTAGAGTGTAAGATTTGCGCCATTCTAACGGCTCTATCTTTTGCAGTTTCTTTTTCTACTGCTGATTTCGGTGTGCTTGTTGGTTCTTCTTTTGGTGCAGATTCAAATGCTCTAACCGCTTCCAAAAGTTCTTTGTTGAATGCTTCAAGTTCAATGTTCTTTTCTTTGATAGCTTCAAACTCAATTCTTTGCGCTTCAAATTTGGCAGATAGTTCTGCTCTCATCTCATCAAGCAATGTGTTGAGTTTAGTTTCCATTTCTTCGGTTGGCTCTTCTTCTTCAATTTTAGCTTTGATTTCTGTAATCATTCCTGATACAGTAGTTACCAATGTGCCATCACTTAATTCATGTGTAGCATCGGGTGCAGGTACATCGCCATCAGGTGTGATAACCATAACAACCGCACCTTCTTCAAGTGCAGGTTCAACTTTGATTGCAGTACCATCCATTAGAGTAGCATCAATGAAATACTGTTCTTTTTGTTCAGTTTTTTCATCCATGTCTTTGCCAAAATACTTGGCAAATAGTTCATCCATTTTTTCAACTAAGTTCATATTTTCTGTTATTAATATTTGCTTGAAATTACCTTCAACACTAAACCCTTTGAATAAACCCGTTTTCACGAAGTCATTCCATACTTGGTCATTGTCAACTTTGAATGCACCAAACCAAGTACCATCAGGAAGGTCTTGAAATTGTTCTGGTGGCATAACACCACGCTGCGAATCTTTGATAAAGGTTTCAACCATGTACACATCATCAAATGCTATTGATGCTATGTGCTGCGCATTGGTTTCTGCGGTTCTTTTCTCACGCATAAACCTCTCACGAATCTGATAGATGGTGTCCTTTGAGAATACCACGTTAAATTCGTAGCCATCTTGATTCCTTCTGTATATCTGTAAGTCAGGTATCATTAACGCACCGAACACAATGCGCTTTTCTTCTGATTCAGTAATGAAATTGAATTTGTTATTGTCGGATTCGTTGAATGCAATCCAATCTACTTCAATCGCAGGGTTGTCAACCAATGCAACCGCCTTAACACCTGCTTCTGCTGATTCATCAATTACCAATTCAAATAATGGTAGTCCATTCATATAAGCATATATAATAGACTACGGTAATTGTTTAAATTGATTATTTTACAACTGCCTTAGATTGAATGTCACTTACTCTACCTGATGCTGCTCTGATGTCTGTTTCGGTGACATACACCTTAACTGGTTCTGCATCTTTTCTGCTTCGCACAGATTGTGGTGTAAGTACTGTAAGTCCCGTTGATTGTGATTGTGTTCCGCCACTCAAACCTGATACACCACCACTACTATCCATAGATGATGATGCACTATCATATTTCATTGATTTAATTTTAGCAACTCTTGATAAACCACTTACAATCGCTACACCTGCTGCTATTTGCGCACGAACTATTGATGTAGGGTCTAATGGTATAATTTGTGATGCGTATGCTTTTTGTGCTGCAAAATATGTTGACACTAACGCTTCCGCAATTTGTATTTTCTTATTATTTTCAAATGCCTTTTTAGCGTTTTCTTCTGATTTATTAGCAAACACCTCATTCATGCTACTGATTATACCTAATCCTTGCATGGTCAAATCCTCATAAAATTGTAGATTTTCTTGCTTCTTTCGTGCTATCTCTACTAATTTATCGGCATGGTCTTGTCTAACTTTTAAGTCATAAGCCAATTCATTTTCTCTGCGTTTCTGCGCTTCAAATTCGCCAGTTTCTTCTATCTCTCCTAATTCAATAATTATTTCATCTGCTTCTTTTTGTAATTTTAATCTCTGTTCAGTTAATTGTTTTTGTCGTGCAAATATTTCATCCATATGTTTTTCAGACTCTTCAGCACCTTTTTTAAATTCTTGTTGCAAATCTTCATTTATTTGCTTAATAGTTTCAAACCACTCCTTTTCTTTTTCTTCTTTTTCTTTTGCTGCTGCCAATAGGTCTGCATTAACTTTGTCACGCTTTGCCTTCTCATCATCAAGTAATTGGTTGCGTTTGATTACGTTCTTTTCAAGATTTGTGGTAGCTTCATCCTCAAGTTCAATTCCTTTTAATATAGCATTTTTTAGATTTAAATATAACTCATCTTGCGCACCACCTTTTTTTTCGCTATACTGTTGGTATGCAACCCCCAATTCTTCAAAATCTTCTAACTCTTTTCCTTTTAATCCTGCCTTTATAATTATGGCTTCTTTAGCTTGTTTTAATTCCTTATCTGCTATTTTCTTTCTTTCATTATAATCTAACTCTTCTAAGATTGATGCTTGTCTTAATAGTTCAATTCTTTCTTTTTCACTTTTTGTTCTATCTTTAGCAGCTACATTCAATGAATTGATTAAAGCCCTTGATTTTGCGGTTGACACTTCTTGTATTTTCATTTCATTATTTAACTCTTGTTGCGCCTTCTTTAATTCACTTGCTCTTTTAGCTGCTTCCGACATATCGCCACCTAAACCACGAAACGCTTCCCCAACCGATTTACTGCCAGTTACCATTGCAACAAAAGCATTACGAACAACTCCTATAACTCCACTTATTGCAGCAAAACCTTGTTCTATTTTGTCAAGTAATGGCTGAAATGTTTTGAATGCTTGATATACTAACAAACCTGCTGCTGCTATGGCTGCTAATACAATACCTAATGGTGTAGATATGAATGAAAATGATGCTTTGGTAGCCATGTTTATTCCACTAATTAACTGACCTAACATTGGATTTGCTCTACCTATTGCATCGCCTACCATTTTAAAGCCATTTGACATATCGGTTGTAACCTTTTTGGATTGCTTACCAGTCTGCTCGGTTGCTTCTACCGTACCTCTTAACTCTTCATTTAGGTTCTCTACATTTGCCGTACCCGTTGCCGTATCTACAACGACCTTAAGACTTACTACTTTATCTGCCATGACTTATATTCTGTTAATTCTATAATATACAACCACTTTAACGGTGTTGGTCGTTCCTGCACCTGCATTAACTGATGTACTCAATTCGATAGCTTCACCCATGTCAAGTACTTCCGTTCCTACCGTACCCTTTAAATACGCATCTGCAACTTGACTGAATAGATTAGTAATTGCATTCAAACTGTTGTTACTTGTTGCGGTCTGTACGTTTAATGTTACTGATGTTGTAGTCCACCCCTCGTTATAATCTAATTCATACAATGCCTTGTCAATCTGATAATATTCATTCGATGCACATGGTGGTAGTATCTCTATTGGTGATGTATTCAATGATGCTGCTTCTGTGCCAGTCAAAGTCAATTCTAATTTAGTCCACGCAAATATGTCGTTGATGATAGTTGCACCTTCACGATACTCGTAGTAATTTGATGAACCAATGAATGTCACTTTGTCAGCACCTGCAATGTTACCGTTGCCCCCAAAATTATTTACATTTGTAAAAACTAAAGCACCTCGAATATTATCACCAACACTAACACCGCCACCAGTTGTATTACCGTTTCCAAATGTGCTACCACCATACTTATTGACTTGACTTCCACCACGACCTAATGTATTATCAAATGTCGGGTATGGGCTATCATCAGGAAATAGTTTCTCGCCACCTCTCCATGTTTGTGGTGTTGGTGCAAATGATGGTGATTCTTGCACTTTTAAAAAGATACACTTAGCCGTTTCGCTGCCGTTGACATTATAGTCAGACACTTCCAATAAACGATAGTAGGCATCTTTAATGTAATATGACTTGCGAAATGATAGCGTGGTGTATACTGCTTTCAAATCCATGTAACAAGTCACTAACTTACTATTGCGGTCTGTTATCTCTTTTATGTACTTTGACCAATATGCGTTGTAAAGGTTGTTATCTGTATACGACTGTTCAAATAGTTCACCGAATGATGCCTTATAGTATAACACTTGTGGCACTCCATAGGATAAATCAATAGTAGGTGCGTATGGGTCGTTTAAGTGACCTGCGTATGGATATTGGGTCTTAGATGTTGTAGTGGGTAGTGTTTGATAAATATACCATGTCTTTGCCGTATTTTTTAACCCACCCCAATATAAGATTCTTATGTTTGATTGACCCGTTTTAACCACTCCATTTTGGTCAATAAATGACATATCAGGTATTACTCTATCGTTTCCGCTATTGCCTGATGATGGTGTTGCGCTGAATATAGGCTGAATAGTGTAAGTATCAATCAAAAAATCATTCAGTATATCAGCGTTCTTCTGTCCGTAAACCTCACCGTATGCTTGTTCATAACGTTCATTCAAGTAGTCCTTATCTGACTTATACTTCATCTCATAACGTTTGCCCTTGAGCATTCCCATTGGTGTTATTTCAAATGGCTTTGAAGTATCTAAATAAGGTGTTAAATCTTCTGAACCCGTGAAGAAGTCTTCATACGGTTCTATGATTAGATTTGTCGGATTGTCAGGGTCAATGTCAATAAACAAATTGAACATCTTAAATATGCCCATGATAAAATCACGCTGACTAATGTCAATAGGCAATGATTTATTCATTAGCCATGTGTCACCAATTATTGTATTAGGGTCAACATTGATAGTAAATATAGCACCAACAGAAATGATATAATCAAACCGATTATTTGTATTCCACTTATTCCAAATGTAATAAGTTTCTGCACCCATGACCGCCAAGAACACCTCATCCGTTGATTTAAGGTAGTGTTCGTTTGTTTCAAATTGAAAGGAATGCGGTGCGCTATTTGTTCCGACTGTAACTACACCAACGGAATACCCATCCCACTCGGTCATAATAGTTTCAAGAACGGTGTATGTGCCATCATACTTAACAACTGCAACCTTAAAGCGTGTATTCGTGTTACTGGGTGTGTCATTAATTAAGACTGCTGATACTGTTTTGTCTAACTCAACAGTCATTGAACCTCTAAAAATATACCGCCCTTCATTTGCCACATTCCACACTCCCGTAGTAGTGTTGTAATCTGTGCCTATTGTGTTGAAGTTATTACCACTACTGTCATCGTTATAAATCAATTTAGGATAGCTACTGACATTGTTTTGATTTGTTGGTAAACTGCCAGTCATTGTCGTTGTAGCACGTGACAAATAGAATATTCTGTCGGCTATCTCTGATTCGCTTAGTTTAGGTTTAGTTCCCGAAAATGGAATGATAAGCCGTTTAAATAAATCAGATGTAAGAAATGATGATGTGTAACTGAAACCCGATGCGTTAAATATCTTATCCCAATATTCTTTAGCGAAAATGGCAGGGTAGAATTGTGATGCATTCCATAGGTCGTATGTCGGTGATTCGCCATAATCAATCATTGGGTATACATAGCCACTTCCTAAAGTAGGTGTCCATGAATTGACTATATTGGTCTGATTCCAAGTGTGGTTGTATTCGCTGAAATCTAATTCAGCTAACTTTTTATTTGCAACTACATTAAACAGATTTAATACACTTCCGTAAATTGTAAGTGTGTAACTGATTTGATTGAAGTCATCTATCTTGATTCCAGTCAATTGCGCATAGCCATCTATCAGCGTTCTGCTATAATAATCAATCCTTGCTGATGCTTTTAAGTTTGGATTAAAGTCAGGGTTGAAGTTAGTTTGTGATGTGTTCTGAATGTCGATGTTGACATTGAACAAATACCCAAATAAAATATTGACCTCTGATGTTCCTGCTACTTCAATAGTTTTTGAATAGTCAGACCAAAGTTGGGATGGATTGTCAATGTCGTAACTCTTTTTGGTTAGCTTGGGTGCGACATCTTCTGAAAATTGAATGAGTTGATTGTTGATGTATAAACCTACCATGCTTGTAATGTATTATTCATATCAACTTCAAATGTCACTTGTAAATTTAACTGCTTATCAATCCTACCTACCTTACCTTCATAGTCTGATTCAAGTATGTTGACTGCTCTCCATACACCACCATCGTTCCATAGCACGTTGGGTGAATGTATCAAGTCTTCTATGCCGTTGTAATCGGTTGCCGACATACTACCTTCGCTGATTGTAAAGCGTTCTGTTACACCCGTGTGAAATTGTTTCTTTCGCCTTGCATACGCATCATTCACTATTGATGTGCCTGATATTCTTCGTGTGATGTCGTTCTTTAAGAATTGTTTTTCTGATGTGCTAAATCGTTTATACTTACCCGTAAAAATATGGCTATCCCAACCACCTTCACGATTGAGCCACATTAATTCATAAGTTGAACCCCATTTTGGAAGTGTGCAGTTATCAATCTCAAATATAAATTCCTCACTCAATACATAGTTAGTCGGCACATAAAAGTAAATACTCATGTACTTAGCATCCAATACCTCTTGAGCAGTAAATGAATAGTCTGTTACCAATGCACTCGGTTTAATTCTAAAGTCAACACGATGTGGGTTGTTTGCCAATGCTGAACTTGTTAGAGTTTTATAATCTATTAGGGTGTAACTGCTATCCCATAAACCAACACAAATCGAACCTGATGCGCTATCATCTGTGATGCCACATACATACACACTCTGACTGCTTCTAATCTTTCTGAATGGTGATGATGCGCTTATCTGTTGGAAGTCACCTACTGCATCAAAAATATTGCGAGTTAAATAGTTTTCGTAATTGGTTAGAAACTTCTTATTTTGACCTGCAATAAATATGTAATCTCGCCAGTCATTTGATGCCCATTCTTTGTATCTAAAATCACCTTGAAATGTGCTGAATGCCGTACCTGATGCAGCCGTTCCCGTTAACGCAGGTGTAGTGCCGTAGTATTCTTGAAAGACACAATTCCATTCTTTGAGTTGGGTAATGGTTGATGCCGTGCCTGATGTTAAGAAATACGGATACGCTTCATAGTTCTTATTGCGTACAATGTCACCGATGTCGATGATACATTTTGTTGTGCCAAATTCAACGGGTTTCTTTATCGTTGCTATTACACTTCCATCATACACGACTTTACAATTCAATTTAAAGTTAGTCTGTGCAGTTTGTGTTGAATCGACCAAATATTCAATGCTATTCTGTGCAGGTTGAATCTTGAATGCACTTGGTTGTTGGTTAATAGTTAATGCCATACAACCCAAAATATAATTTGATTGTACTGTGTTTTTACTTCGGCTGATTGGTAAATACTATGTCCCATTTTTTAACGATGTCTTCACCAAATGTGTCACCCATTAATGCAATCAGTTCTTGTTCCCATTTTGCATTGATGACATTTGAATAAAATGGCACACCCTCAATTCCATTCAGTTTAATCTTACGACCTATCGCATAAGCTAAACCATTCAATGCCTTGTCGTAGTTCTTAGGTCGTGTTCTTTTACCGCTTGAATCTCTCGGAACTATTCCCCTATTAATCATAAATTGACGCATTGCTGCAAGTGGTGGTGGTGATACCTTACGAAATGAATACGGACTATTCCTACTATTCTGCAAACCATTGACACCCTTATCTATGAAATCATAGTAGTATGGCATATAGATGCGTATGGTTATTTCTCTTTCATTCTGCACAACCTCATAGACTGGTTGACTACTTCCAACAGATTGGGCGGTGTTACCTGATGCGTAACGATTGCGACCTTTACTGTCAACCATTGATGCCATATTGTTGGCAATGTTGTCAATAGATGACTGAATGAAATTTTGAATACCCGTTAAATCACTCATAGCGTTTTATTTTACTTTGTCTTTTATCGTACTCATCTCGTGCTATTATGTACGTCATAACGTTCAATGCTCGGTAGGTTGTCATCGCTTCCACTTCATGCCACTTAAGCGGTTCGTTATTCGCAATTTTATCAATCCAAAGAATCCAACCAAACGATTTGATGAATGTATCTTCATTTCCTTCTCCATCTTGCGTATCTTCTTGTTTAAAGATTGCAGGATGAGTGGTTGTAAGCGTTCCCAATAGTCGAAAAAAAAAGCAGACAACCCCATCGCAAGTGGTACAGTCATCTTCTCTCGTATTACTTTTGCTGATGCTTCCAATGTCATGCCACTCTGCCATAACTTAGCAATGATTAAATCTATTCGTTCTGGTGTTGTCTTGATGATTTCCATTAAGTCAACAAAGTCACCATACGGCAAAGTCTTAAAATCTAAATTAAATGGTTTGCCTTCAAATGTAGTAGCCATGATTGTGCGTGGTGCGTACATCAAGAAGTCATACTTGCTTTGAATCTTGCCGTACTTATTCAATGGCATACTAATCAAATCATCTACATCGTGACCGCTTAAAACGCTAATCTTCGCTGCTGCTTGGTAGTAGTCATTGTCATAATCTTTGGCTGCTTCTTCCATTTGTAGCCATTGCCCTAATGTAATATCATCGTATGTCATAATGTCCTGAACGTTTATTTGTTAAGTGAGTGTATATGTATCTCATTGCATCAATAGAGTGGTTGTTGTGTTCAATCGGTTTTGTCTTGCCTTCCATCCATACATAACCCCTGACCTCTTTGATTAAGTTGGTGCTACTTGATGTGATGTAGAATTTATCCATCTGTTGTATTGACTGAATACCGAAATTCACACTATCCTTACCTTTGTCGCATGGCATTGCTCTAACCCCCAATCGTTTTAATTCGGCTATACTCTTCGGTTCAGAACTATCACAAATGCAATGGGTGTTTAATGGTTTAACAGATTGTGCCACATCACTATTGAGCATCTCTGTTTTGTATTCTACTTCATGGAAGATGTACACCCCGTTGTGGTAATAAGTAGCTATAATAGCAGTAGGGTCGTTGCTATACCCAAAGTCAATACCGATGCCCTTTAATGTCGCATCACTTGGCAAGTTGTCAATTTGCTGCCAGTTAGTGAAGATTGTACCTTGCACTTGTCCGACTTCTCCTAATCCGTATACTTTCCACCAATTAGCCCAATAGTCGGAAGTGTCTGCCTTCTCTCTTGCCTTTTCTATTTCTTTGACAATAGATTGGTCAAGTGCTTCATTATCTTTATAGGTCAACACAACCAATTCGCTATCCTCATCACCTATCAATTCCGCATCTACCCAAAACGCACTAACTGGGTTATAATCCAACCAAATATCACCGTTTGTTCTAATAGCTAACTGATGATAGGATTCAAAGTTAACGTTATTACATTCGTTGATGTATAGTATATTCCTTCTTGCACCTCTTAGTTTCTGCTCTTGGTCGGCACTAAAGAACTCAATATATGACCGATTTGTGAAGTAGTAGGTTAATAGTGACTTGTTCCAATGGTCAGGATTAAACCTGCCAGTCCATTGCATGATTTTTAAGAAGTCTTTAATCGCACCCCTTCTAAGATGTGGTATTGATTCTGATACAATACTTATTTCTGTGTTAGGGTGTCGTGCTGCGTAATCAATTAAAATCGGAATGATTCCGAATGTCTTACCTGCACTTGTTCCACCACGAATAATCTTAACCCGTTTCGTTAACTTTCTTAGCTTTCGTATTGCGGTGGTGTATTTAAACATTTATTCTTTATCATCTGAAAAAAGCGGTTGCTCTGATACACTTACTTCTTGCTTGTCAACTAATCCGTTCAACCGTTGTGTTATACTTGCATTGTACTGCCCAACCATACCGCCCGTGATTTGGTCTTGTCTGATTTCTTCCTTTATACGCGTACAGATAGGTAAAAATTCATCGTATGCGTTGTTTAAATTTTTAAAATACTGATGAATTGAACCCCACTTATCATAACAATAAACGCTAAATCCCTCTATTGTCAAAGGTACTTCAAGTGGTTCTTCTACCATCTCTCCCGTGCGTTGTGATAATTGGTATCTGTATCTTGGATTGCGTTTTGTATAGTTTTTGTATTCTTCAAACGCTTCTAACATTTCATCAGGTGTTTCAAAGTTTCTTGGTCTTCCTCTTTTCATAACTTCTGTATTACAACTTCAATTTGATATTCACCATTTCCATGCTCATTTATTTTGTCCATGTTGGTGCAGGTGTTAATTGTTTGAGCATATTTGATTCTGTATTCATGCTTGTCAAGTGCATACGCAATCATTCCTAATAACGAGAATGTGCAGGGTGGTTCGTTATTGTTTAAGGTCAGGAAATACTTATGGTCTGCATTCCATTGACTTGGTAGCGTTTTCTTTCTTTCATAACTATCTCTGTCAGGTGCAGCAATGATGATGTGTCCATTTGGTTTACAAATCCTATACCAATTCTGAATTGCCGTGATTGGGTCATTAAGGTGTTCAATCAAATGACTATTGTAAACGGTCATGTATGTGTTGTCCTTTACTGATTTCATTAATTCAGCATTGCCATCATCTTTATCCCATGTGTCACAATCTGGTGTTAATGGGTCAGCACCATCATAAGTATCTATTCTTCCTACTCCAATATCAATGATAGGTTCTTGAACGTATTTAACAAAGAAGCCTTCTTGTTCTCTTCTTGGTCTTGATTTACTTGTTTCTGCCATGTGTTTAAAATATAGTTGATTGGTTAAATGTTTATCAGGTCTATTGCCTTCTTAAGATTTGTTTCGTTAATGACTTCATAGAATTGACCGCCAGAAGGTATAACATTCGGTGCGTGTTTATACACCTCTAAGATTCTTGGCACTTGTAAAAGTTCGCTAATTGCAAACATCATGGATTGGTTGCCGATGAATAACGATGCACCCCTAATGATTTCTGCTGCTTGTAAAAAGTCTGTGACTGGTGTGTGAATAGCTTTAGGTACTCTTAATTTAAAGTCATCAAATTCATCTTGTAATCCCATGAAGAGAATTGGTATGTCGTAATCGTTTAGACACTTGTAGCGTAAATCAGGATTGCGATAACGGAATGTGCGATTAACTGCTATGTAAGGTGAACCAAAGTTAAAAGCATTTATTCCTCGTAATGGGTTCAATGGTATGTGCGGTGTAAGTTCGGGATATAATAGATAGTACCAATGTTTAATATCTCCCCTTCCCAAATCAATCGGTGCGGTTCTAAATTTGTCAAGGTCATAATCAATCTCTTCGCCTTTATATTCTTTGACTTCTTTGATATACGGATTGTGCAGAAGCAACGGCACTATCATGTCAAACATCTTTCTATTCATCATTACGTTGCCTAATGGATGAACCCTACCACCATAGTCAGCAGGTTGGTCAAGGTGAATGTAATAGATGCAGTCTTGTGTGATTGAATAGAGTGAATAGAGTATATCACCCGTGTTACCGCTATGCTTGAATGTTTGCATATCTCGCTACTTTTTTAATACAACTTCCCGTACATAATCCGCAACTTAAATCAACATTGCTGCGGAATGTTTCTTGGTACAATTTTTTGAACTCTTTAGCTTCATCTAAAGTCCATCGCAATTCTCCTGATTTTAAGAACTGCGTGATGATTTCGGTCATTCTATCGCTTAAGGTCATATAGTAAGTTTAATCGTTGTTGATTTGCTCGTTCAATTAGGTAACGCTTGTGTACGGTTTCGTGCAGTTTCATTCTTAAATCATCCTGCCATTGGTGATTAGATAGTAAACCTTTTATCTTCGGTTTCCATTCGTGTGGTTTGTGAATGAATAGTCCATCAACATCATTGGTTATCATTCTTGTGTATGGGTGTGTGTACGATGCAATGACTGGCTTTTGAAACCACCCTGCTTCAATAGCCTTTAGTTCTGATTTCATGCGGTTGAATTTGTTGTCCTTCAACGGAATTAAACAGATACCTTTATTCATGTAGTTTCGTGCATATTGTCCTACAAATACCGCAGGTTCAAAGTCAATGTTATTCTTGGCGAATAGTTCAAGATACTTCTTCCATATTGGTTCTTCTTCAATATACCCACCTAATGTTAATTTGTAATCTATTAACCCATCAAATGCACCTACCATTAATTCAAGGTCGTGTAAGTGTGTTGGTGAACCTTGCCAATACAAATGCTCATAGTCGTATTCCAATCCCTCTAAGTTGAATTGCGGTTGGGTTGGGTCGATTGCGTTTGGTGCAATGTAGATTGTTTTTGATAGTCTGAATTTTGCTATCTCGTTGGCTAATACTCTATGGGTACAGATAACGGCATCGCACATTCTGATTTGGTCTTCTATACACTTGGATAGATTTGCATTCTTGTAGATTGTTGACATAACGTGATTCTTTGGCAAATACCAATAGTCATCAATGTCCATTACTATCTTAACTTTTGCTGCCTTTAGTTTCGCAAATATTGGTGCAGGGTCAAACTTATAGGATATGTTTCTTGAAAATATACAAATCTCAATACCCCAATCTATAATATCCTTAACGCTTGGTGCAGGTTTGCCTTCGTGTTCTTCAAGGTGATTAATTTGGAAGAACTCAATGTATGGGTATTCCTTTCCCATTGCTTGGAATGGAACTATCAACCTATGATAATCTACACCCGATAACCCACTATGTACGATTAATATTTTCATCAAATAATTTGTTTAAACCTTCGTAAACTTTGTTAACAGTCCACCGTACCGATTGAAAATTAATACCAGTATCATCTTGAACTGCTCTGAATGAACCTTTTTCTAAATACAACTTGAACAAAGATGATTCATACCAATGTATCTTTAATAAGTAACTTTCAATTTGCTCTAATTTGATGATTGCATCAATTTGTAATTCAATCTCGTAACATCCTCTTGCATCATCTTCAATCCGTACGTTACCGTTTTCTTTGTGGTGTCTTAACTGTCTGCTTAATTGATGCTGCCTTGACATATTGGTGCAAACTCTGATTGCCCAAAACTTTAACCATCCACCTTCAATAATTTGTTCAAGTTTAGTTTCGGGAAGTTCGCACAATGCCAGTTGCATCTCTTGATATACGTCGTCACCGAAATGGCACAAATTAGTGCAATAGTCTTTAATTGACTTGTCATCGTTAATTGTATTAATTGCCACCTCTATTAAGCGCATCTTCAATCTCTGATAATGGTGTCAATGTTACCATGCTATCTTCTTGTGACTTGAAGTAAATAGTTGTAGTTCCATCGTTGCTGCTTATACAATGACTAATGTCATCAGAATTTATCATACATTCTGTTTCAAAGGTTTCTTCTTGCGTTTCGTTTAAAATTGAATCTATCTCACCTTCTATGCCTTTACTTATTGAAGCCTGAATAATTAGTTTTATAAACATAAGGCAAAATTAGTCATTTTATTTTACTAATGCTTATCCGCTATACTCTGCCCATACAATTCAAAATACTTCTTAGTCTGCTTTGCTTGGTCATTCACCGCTTTGATTAGTTCCTTGATGACCTTGCCAGTTTCAATGTAGTGATTTGATGTGATGGTTATATTCACTTCTATCTCACCTTTCTTAATTGTGTACTTACTAATCCCTATTCTCATCTCCTTTAAGATTGATTCTGCTTGGTCTATTGTTCTTTGGTTTTGTTCGTTCATGTTATTGTTTTATTTCTTTTATAGCTTCATAATACGCTGCTTTAATAGCGCAGTAAAAGTCAAAAATACTCTTTGTTAAAAACACATAGAATAACCACCACAGTTCAAACTCATAACAGAGCAATGCAATGATGATGGATAGAGATGCGATTAGTTCTTCAAATTGATAGCGTTTCATAGTTTACATATTTGAGTGAAGTTAGTACATAGGTCATACAACCCTGATATGGTCAATTCTTCATCATCTCTATTGGTTGTTACTACCCATGTAGATTCATAGTCATAGGTCAAAGATAGTTTATATTGTTGACCTTGTGTCAAATTAGGGTAATCGCTTCCGCAATAGATAGCATTCACTCTGAATGATATTGGTGGTTCAGGTTCGGTTAATGGTATCCGTGTCATAGTGTTTCAATATTAATGTTACGTTCTAATTCCGTTATTCTTTTCTCGTATCTTTCCTTATCAAACAACCTCATATCAAACTCATTTAGGTACATTGCCCTATATCTATTCATCTCCCATCTCAACTCATTGAAGGATTCTATGATAGACCTAATCTTTCCCGTGTCTTGTTTGCCAGTTACTTGCTTAATATAAACCGCTTCAAGTTCTGTTTCAGCTATTACTGCTCTTTTCTCTATTTCAAACATCCGCTTTAAATCCAATTTATTTTGTATGTGTTTGATTGATTCTGTGTCTGATAGATTCATATTGATTGTTTAAATTCTTGTTCAAGTTCGTCTAAAACTATATGTTGGTAGGCATCAGTTAATCTTTTATAAGTCCATGCCCATACACCAAAATCATTTGCTTTTGGGTAAACTTCTTTGTATTCTGTTTCGCTATAAATTCTTTTTGCAAAGTCAATACAAATTGCCGATATTTTTCTTTCAAATAGTTCGTAGTGTATTTTGCCTTCATCGGTCACTTTGTAAATGTAATAAATAGGATGTTCTAACTCTAAATTGAATTGCATTCCTTTTACTTCACCTATACCAATAAATGAAGTTTGTAGTTTCTGTGTTGTTATATTGCTCATAATGTTTCGTTTTTTACTTTACAGTAGCGTTAAATTACGCACTTTCTTTTTGTTTTGATACGTTGATATACCTTAACCCTTTAAATCGCTTAATTTAGGTCTAAATGTATTTACGGGTTCTAATCCCTTACCTATTCTTATTCTATCAACTTGTCGTGCTGCTTCAATTTCGGTGTCATGCCATGATTCTGATTTACCACCTACACGGGCGCAATACCATACATAACCATGTATAGGGTGAACGTAACGAGTAACGCCTTTGAATATGGTTACAAATTCGGAATCTTTAAATACACCTCGTGGTGGTGTTGCGGTTTTGGTTTCTCTTCTCATTTCTTCAAATTTAATTTGTCGGTTTGGATTTATTGTGATTAGAATGATTCTAAATTAAAAAGGTGGTTCTTCTTCAACTTGTTCTGCATATCCGCCTTTGTGTAATCCGTTAAGGTTTGTTTCGTTTGCTAACGGTGATGCACCCCATTCTTTGTAACCTAATCCATTATTAAAATCAAAGTCTAACGGTGCTGCAATATCGGTAGGGTCTCCACCCGTTTCAGTTTCTTTAATTTTCCTAATTCCTATTTGTGTTATCTTACCCAAAACTGGATGACCTACATAACGGTGAACAACTATAAAATCATCTGCTCTATTAAAGAATCCTGCACCACCTTCTGCATGACTTGGCATTGGTGAATCTATATAACCACTATATTCGCCCTTGTTTAAGATTCTACGTTGTCCTTCTGCATTTGGGTGCTGCGACAAATAAATCGTTTGATTTGTTTGGCTGCAATGGTTACGGCAATCATTCAAAAAATCTATATTACTCGCCCATTCATGTTTCTTATTTAAACCAGTAAACGGGTCAATAAAACAGTTATGTGTCTTATTTGACCTAAATAAATCAAATAACTGTTCGGGTGTATAAAATCCTTTGTTAGATACAAATTTGAAATACTGTTGAATTTCGGTGCTATGTCGGTAGACTTCTGACAATGGCATTTGGTTTATGTATTTACCCGTTTTGTATTGAATCAATCGCCTTACCGATGTACCTGCCTTATTCTCACCAGTCCAGGCAATGTGTGTCAACCCGTGCTTTTGTGATAGTTTCCAAAAGTACCATATTGCCCAATCTGTTTTGCCTACGTTTGGTAATCCTAAAATGACATTGAATTGACCTTGTTTGTATCTTAATCTATTATCAAGATATGGAACATCAATACCTAACCCCATACTGATTCTACCGTTGTAGAAATCATCAAGGTATTGGTTTATCTCATCGCTATGTACTATCATAAGAAATAGCGTTTAATTTCTTGGTTCTGATGTGCCTTGATAAAATAAGACCGTGAAGGTATCTCGTATTCGTTCCAATCTAAAGGCAACCCAAACTTATCATGAAGAAATTGAATTGATTGTTGTGGTAATTCTGATGATATTGCTTTAGGTTGAAATTTATATTCTGCTTTTTCTATTATTTTTTGAACACTACCACGTTGCGCCCAACTTCTAAAGGTTTTATTTGCTGATGTTTTTTTCTTTAAATCACCCCAATTATCCATTTCGTTAAATAGCTTGGCTATATCTGTCTTTGAATATTCGTTTACTAACCTTTCTGATTCTTCAAGTGTTAAAGGATATTTCATTTTAGCGACTTGAGGGCATTTGTCTTTTATGAATTTAATAAGTGCGTGTGCGCTTTCACTTACACTTATATTCTTTTCATTATCATTATCACTATCATTATCACTATCATTATCGGTATGTTTCGTATTCGGTTGAATACGTTTGTATTCGTTCGTATTCGGTTGAACCTTATCAGTTACGTTTGTATTCGATTCATTCCATCGTTTTTCTACACTCTCTTTGTTCTTGTCACACCTTGCCTCATACGCTTTTAAGTCACGTTTTAAGGTCTGTTTAATAGGTTCAAAAAGTAGAGTAATTAACCTATCATCCGATTCGGGATTAAGGTCGTTAATGTACTGGAAAAAGTGTTTAATTAGTTTACCTGCTTCATCATCCGATAATTTGTCGAAGGTTGAAATCCAATCTTTGTAAACAATGACTTTGTTTTTTTTGTCAGCCATGATGTAGTGTTTTTAAAATATAAAAGGGGTGGCGCACACTACTACACCATTGAGATGAATCCCAATTTTTAACCCCTTTAAGTTTGTGAATATTCTTCATAATGTAGTGTGATAAGTAATGCAAATATAGTGATTAGGTTAACTCGGATGCCAAATGGTTTGATATTGTTGATAGATTGTCAAACTCCATTACTTCCAACCTATTCAATTCCGCTTGTAAATGCTGCATCGTTGTTTTAAGATACTGAACCGATTTAACCCTACTAACTCCTTCCGTAAAAATACAGTTTGAAATGATGTGGTTAAATATGTTCATTTGTTCTGGGTAGTGCTTAGACATTTCAATCCAATTATCTACCGACCTCACCGCATGAATTACCGTTGAATGGTCACGACCTAACTGCCTTCCAATACTTGATTGGGTCATCTTCAATTTACGTCTGCAAATCCACATTATACTATGTCTGATTGCCACGATTTCAATTAGTCTTAATTGACTGTAAATTGTCTGTGGTGTGATAGTGAATAATTCAGCGCAATGTGGTATTAACTGGGCTGCATCGGTTATAATTTTCGGCACTACCTCGTGATTAACTTTGTGCGTTCTGATTCTTTGTACTTTCATTTTTTTTTATTTGATTAATTTGTAATAATGTTCATTCTTGCCATACATTCCCATTCGTGTTTCGCTTTCTTTTTCAAGATAACCTGCACGTTGCAGATTCGATATGGCACGTCTGATTGATGTTAACGGTGTCAGTTGATGAATCTTGTCGGTAGATAGTAACTGTTCCCAAACAAGTGATGCAGTCCATTTGTGATAACTGGTTTGAAATAGGTTTAACACAATATGTTGCTGACATTGTGCCGTTTCATTCTCTTTCGGCAAGTCGTGTTTCAATGTGTTATTCGTGTTAAAAAAGCCTTCAATTTCTTTACTTGGGTTGAAAGCAGCACCCAATACGCTGAATAAGTCAAATGTTTTCATTTTTGTTAGTATCTTAAATTTACCTTATCTCTCCTTCTAAAATTGTATATTTCTTCAATAATGAGTTTGTATTGAGTTACATTTGTGCAATGTGTAAGTGATGTTGGCTGATTTGCTAATTTACTTATCATTTCTGCATGGCTATAATTTTCGTTCTGGAATATACCAATCAATGCAGCAACAAATACAGACCTATTAAAACCATCATAGTACGGTTTAAACATTAACACCTTTTCTGCATTGTCGTATGATTGTACTAAATTTGGTATAATAAGCCTACCTTCTTCAAAATTCTTCAATCGACCTCTACCTTTGTCAACATGACCTGTATTATTTGAACCACCTACCCTATTTGTAAGTAACTGTTCAGAAACGGCAATGCCAAAATCAGGGTAATCATTCATAAATTGTTTCATTTGTAAATAACTGGAAATGCCTAAATCGCAATAAGCCTTTAAATAGTCCTCTTTCTTCCAATTAGCCGAATTAGTATTCAATATTTGAACTTCATTAAGACCATACCCATCTACTACAATGTAGTTAATGGGAAGACCTAACTCTTTTGCAGCTAAATACCTGTGCTGCCCGTCTATTATTTGCCACTTCTCATTAACCAATATTGGGCTAAATAAATAACGTTTTTCAAATGAATTAGTAAGCCTTTTAACGTGCAATTCGTTTGGTTTTCTGTTTCCTACAAGCGTTCTAAATCTTGTGTAATCTGATGTACTGTGAACTTGGTTACTGTGCTTCACCATTGGTTCTAATTTTGATTGATTCATTTTTTTTTGTTTAAAGTTGTGGTAAATTTTCATAAAGACTGATAATGTTCAATTTAGCCCGATTTTCAGGCATTGTAACACGACATGACATTGGTTCTGATACATCCTGCCCTATTGGTTCAATAGTGCCGTACAAGATGCGTAATAATGCGGTTTTAAGTTTGTTTTTCATTTCTCTCCAAAGGTTTTAATTAATAGTTCATAATAATAATCTCGCCACCCGATAACATACGGTGCGGTTTCTTTTAATTTCACTTCCCATTCAGGGTCTTTGTCAACTGTTGTGATGATGCACCTTTGGTTGTAATCAACTGGATACTGCTCACCATTGTTGCTCATTCGGTCGGTTTCCATCAAGAATGCAACGACCTTCCATTGCTCACGGTTATACAACATCATGTACATTTGTGCCTGGTGGTATTGCTCTTTGCTAATTCCTTCGTGTAAGTAGTCTAACCAACCTTTTAATGTGGTAGGGCATTTAAAGTCTACGCCATACGATTCGCAAATACAATCTGCTTGACCACCGAAATCATCTACACACATAAAAGGTGGTTGATAGGTTGCGGTGCTATCGTATTTAGATTGGTAGTATTCAAATGCAGTAGATTCGCATAAATTACCATGTTCAGTCTGCCAAGTACTTTGGTTGTCATAGAATCGGAAATACATATTATTCGCCAATTCTTTTGCGTATTGCTTTTGACCTACTTCGGCTGAACGTATTGGGAATAGAACGGATACTCTACTGCCTGTAATTAACCCGTATCGTTTAGGGTCAAAGATGTCGTTTGGATTGTGGCTACTCATTTCGTTTCAGATTTAACTCGTACTGCATCAACTACACTCCCGAATGCACGAACCTTCACTACATACAATATGATTGATTTGCCTGCCCATTGCTCAACGAATGGAGTAGATAGGTTCTTTTCAATTATTTTGCAGTTGGTGTTGTTCAATAACAATGGTTTCTTAGCACCTTTGAAACGAGCAACGATGCATGATTTGGTTTCGTTTTTCGTTCCGTTAAATAGTTCAATCATTTCATTTGATACCGATTCAAAAATTACTTTTAGTTCCTGATTCGGTTGGAAGTCATGCGACCCAATGAATCTTGGGTCAGTAAACTTCTTCCAATGGTGTAGTTCGTTAGTTTCCATGTTCGTCATTAATACGGTTAATAATAGATTCGATTTCTTTGGCACATCTTAAATCTTGATTCATTGCGCCCAGTCGGTAGAAAAATTCTGCCGTTTCTTTTTGAATTGGGTCTTTAAGTACAGAATACTTTTCCCACTCTTTGTTGAATTGTTCTTTGATTGTCATGATTTGTTTTTATTAAAGGTTAAATTAAGGGGCTGAAATTAATCAGCCCCGATTTGATTTTAGTTAAATTTTATTCCCTAACTTGAAGGAACATAATACTTGACCATCTTCTTTGCTCATAGATGTAATTAAACTGTTGTTTCTGTAAATTACATGAATAATGTTCAAATACTTCCATGATAATTCACGTGCCTCATCACAAGCCATTTGGAATGTTACTGTCTGTTGAATGTTGTTTAAAGTTGTCATAATTGTTTCGATTTGTTAGGCAAAGATAAGAACGATATTGATAACTGCAATACCTTATTCACAAAAAGAATGAAATTTTTGATATTTAGACAGATTCTAAATAGATACCAATAGACTGATTGAGTTTTTTGCGAAGAATTAAACGCTGCTGAATTGTATACTTTGGCTCTAATTTAGCCAATGTCTTAACGATGAATTTAGCCTTTAAGATAGCTTCTTTCAGTTCATGAATGGATAGGTTGATAGTAGGGTGTAATTGCCTTAAAGTATGAATGTAGTCAAAATGAGATTGACCAAATGTTTGTATCAAGCCATCAGCATATCGAATGTTATCTCCTGCCTTCCAACTGTTTGAATGTTCTGATTGAATGTAAATATTGAATAGGTTGAATCTAAGTGCAGGGAACGACCCAACGGAATAATAATGCCCTGCATTCATCTTACCTTTTAATGAACCAGTAGCTATACATGGATGACCTTTGTCGATGATGCGAACGATGTGATTGATTTCGGTTTGTAATTGCTTTTCATAGTCTGATTTGGTCATTAGTTTTTCAGATAGCACCTTCTTCTTTTCAGACCATTCCGATTTGGCTTTTTTTTCTTGCTTTGACCTACTATCCTTGATTGAGCATTGAACAGAACAAACGTATTGAAGTGGTTGTAGTTTTTGAAACTCAACCAAGCAGACTTTACATTTTCTCTTCCCTAATTTCATTCAGATGCTATAATAGGTATTATAGCCAATTTATAAAGTCATTAATTACATTCTTATTCGCCCCTTCCATAGCACGTTCATAATCAATTTCACCGTTATATTTTGGTATAAAATCATGCATCTTGTTTTCATTACAGTATTCACACCATAAATCCCAATCAATTTTACGTGAATCCCAATCTACTTTGGCTGACAAATACGATATTCTTAAAAACGGGAAAGGGTTTGTTTCATCCCATACATCTTTAGATAACAAATAGTTCATAATCTCAATTTACATTTACTACATATTTCGCCTACTTCTGTTTTAATTGGTTGATGACCAGTAAGGCAATCCAAATCATCATAAGCTACAAATCCCGTTACTGTTCTATTTTTAAACTGAATCGCATGAATTAATGTAAGGTAGTTTCTATCAACCGAATCAGTATCAAATTGACAAACCACCTTGAAACCGTTACGTTCTGTAACGTGTTCAATTTCTGTTACAATGCAGCCCATACGGTTTGATATTTCACGTGCTGCTCGTTTTGTGATTAGGTCTGTCATAGTTGCAACAGTTCAGATAAACTTATTGGAATAGGCTGCTTTTCAAATCCTAACCAACTGATAGGACTTGTTCTAATAGCCTTAGTTCCGTTATTGATGAATAAGGATAGGCTTTCTACTTCACGAATAGTTTGACCGTGAATAGCCCAACGATACCCGTTTGCGAACAAGGTGTTTTGAACCGTTGAGCAATGTTGGTCGTTATGGCATCTGATTTCGTATATCATATCGGCAAAATTAAAGATTTAATCAATCTGTTCTTATGGTTTATTAAATTTAGAATGAATCTAATTTGTTCGTGTAATTCGTGATTTGGTTGTATTTGCGTGTAAAATGTTCGCCAATATCTAATTTAGCACCCATTTACTTGCTTGTCCACGCAATAAATCTTATGTGCAATTTCTAATATCTTTTCGTGCTGTAATGGATGTACTCCGCTAAAATCAAGTTCTGTCCTTACAGGCACTTTTACTTTTCCAACCCATAGTTCGTTTATAAATGTGACTTTCGGTTCTAAATCGCAAGTAAACGAAGTGCTAACATCGGATATATTCAATTCATTAACCTTGTATTGTGCGTACTCGATTAATATTTGCTCTACATCGGACTTGTGTCGTGAACACCATATCCTGTCTACATAACTTTTGATATTTTCCATTTGTGCTTCGATTTAACATTTCGGTTCAAAAGAATTTAAAAAAAGCCCACCGCACTCTGAAATACGATTTAAAGCAATTTCATAATACTCCTTTGATAATTCGCTTCCAATATAGTTTCTGTTATTTAGAATACTCATTTTGGCAGTTGTTCCGCTTCCTAAAAAGCAGTCATAAACCAAATCTCCTGCATTACTCCAACTCATTATTTGGTCGGCTGCTAATTGTTCAGGAAACATTGCAGGGTGTTTTATCTTACCTGTCTGTGTGCTTCCTACCAAATATTCAAATATCTTGCCTTTTATCTTTTCGTCATTAATAACAGTCTGTTTTACTTTTGTAAGTTCTCCGTTATTAGTTTTATACATATTTGGTTGTCCCCAAGTATTTTGCCCAGCATATTTACAAGGCACTTTTATTGGGTTAAATGCTTTCGGCTTTCCTTTGCTAAAACAAAACATATATTCCCATTCTTGCTCGTATCTGTTATGAGTAAGCGGTGTGTAGTTTTGTTTCCTGTAAATCATTGTGTCGTGTAAATTAAGCCCAAGTTCTTTAAAATAAAGTGCCTGTTTAAAACTTGTTCCGCTTTCACTTCCATCTTTTGTTTGGTCGCCAACTACCCAAATAATCACACCGCCTTGTTTGGTTATTCTCCATAGTTCTTTTGCCACATTTTCAAAATCAAAACTATATCCTTTGTATGTTCTCAAATTGTCATAAGGCGGTGAAGTAACCGTTAAGTCAATGAAATTATCAGGCATTTTAGCCATTGTTTCAAGGCAATCTTCGTTGTATATTTTATTTATTTCCATCCCTCTTTTTTTCTTTTTTTTCTTTAGTGCTTCGATTAAACATTTGTGCTATAAATCCCCTACTGCTACAAGCCCCATACGTTATGCTGCAAAATTAACCCAACAAACAACACAAAATTAAAAGTAAAATAATTTAGAATGAATCTAATTAAAGAAATGGCTTGACCAATCGGTTTGAATAGTCTTGCTATGGCTTTACAAAATCGGTAATTCCGATTTATCTAACCAATCCAACGAACACCCCACCAACAAACCCACCTAATCCTATTGCAGCTATTTTAAAGCCGTTTAAACGCTTTTTCTGCTTTGCCTTGTTAAGTTCTAACTTTACATTAAATAGTTCATTAGATGCGTTCTGATATGCTTTATTCAAGGTGTTATTGTCTATAATT